ATGACTGATCGTCAAGTCACTGCCACTGGCAAAGACACAGATGGTGATATCACTAAGCTTTGTAAGTCGGGTGAGTGGTGGTCGCCACGTAGCAAAGCAGACGCTATCAGGGATATTGAGATGGGCTTCAACACTTACTACGTGAAGGATAAAGCGGGAAACCGTGCAGACATTCACGTAGTGACCGTGGGGTCAAAAAAACACCTAAGGACCTCAGCTGACGCATCATCCGCTAATAATTTGGATAACTTGCCTGACTGCTAATAAGATTTTGTGGGCTTGGTTCAGCTACATGTCTTGCACAGTGTGCCTGAAATAGCTAAGCTAATCCCATTATCTAATTTTGCGCCTCGGCTTTGCCGGGGCGTTTTGCTATGAGGCCCTGCGAGTGCCGCCGTTGCTGCCAGAGTACCTGACGGAAACTGTTCAAGTGGTCGTGCAGTCTCTTCCAACTGACTGGGAGGCTGTTCGCTTCTCCGCACTATGGAACGGCGTTGGAGCAGGTGTAGGGGCAGGTGTGGGTGCGCTCATTGGTGGGGCTCTGAGCTATTTTGCTACGGTTAAGGCAAATTTTAGATTCGAGCGAAGCAAAAAAGCTGCACAGATATGTGCATTGGCCAAGCACTGTAAAGAAGAATTATATGAGTTAGATTTAAAGCGAGCCATGAATGCTGCATTAACAAGGCCTGTTTTTATAATGCGAACTGAGGTGGAGGATTATAAAAAATACCTTGACCAACTTGTATTATTGATCGAGCTACATTTCCCTGATGATGAGTCATTAACTTACAATCTTTCTAAAGATGCTCGTAAGCTTTTCGATGTTAGGGCCACCGAGCCTATCTCTCAGAATCCAGAAAGTGCATGTGAACGTCGGAGTGATCTGGAACGTCGTTTAGAGTGTATTTCTAACCGTTTCAAAAGAGAGATTACATAAATCTAAACTACTGTCGGGAGACAGCAGGCACCCACTATGACTACCTCCCTCAAGCAGCGGCTGGTCGCCTCGGTCATTGACCGAGAGGGCGGCTACGTCAATCACTCGTCTGATCGTGGCGGCCCTACCAATTACGGCATTACCGTTGCTGTCGCTCGAGAAAACGGCTACTACGGCGATATGCGAGAGCTGCCCAAGTCGCTGGCCGTGCGTATCTATGAGGCCCGCTACTGGACGAGCATTCGCCTCAACTGCATTGCACCGATCAGCGCCACACTGGCCGAATACCTTTTCGATTTTGGTGTTCACTCTGGCCCAGGTCGATCAGCCAAAGAGCTGCAGCGCACGCTTAACGTGCTGAACAATCGCGGCCAGCTGTTTGCCGACCTCAAAGAAGACGGTGCCGTCGGCCCCGCTACGCTCAATGCGCTTGACGCTTTCCGCAAGGCCCGGGGCGGTGCTGGTCTTTATGTGCTGGCTGAGTCTATCAATGGCGTCCGCATTGCCTTCTGCCGTGGCCTCGCTGAGCGGGACGAGCGACAAGAGGACTTCGCCTACGGGTGGTTTAAGCGCGTCGTCAATTTACGCAACGAGGTAGAAAGCGACCAGGCAGACCGCTTGGTAGCGACGCTATACAGCGAGATCGCGGCGGAGGTGGCCTGATGGCCCAGGAGCGCGACGTGAAACCCTCCGTATTCGAGCGGCATATGCAGACAGGAATTCAAGTGCTGCTGGTGGCACTGATTATTTGGGCCGGTACCCAGCTTGTGAAGCTCGGCCAGCAATCGGTTGTTCTCGAAGAACGACTGACTACTCAAGGTCTGATGCTTCAAGAGTTACGCCAAGAGCTCAAAAGCTGGGGTGACACTTACTACCGAGCTACCGACGCCCGCCGCGAGCTTGATCAGATTGAAACCCGCATCGACAACCTGAATAGCCGTGTATCGGCGCTGGAAGGTGGACTGTGAACCTCATTACCAAAGCGCTGAGCGCCATTACCGGCCCGCTATTCAGCGTGATCGATAAAGCGGTGACAGATAAAGACGAAGCCAACCGGCTCAAATCTGAGATTCAGTCGCAGCTCATTGAGTCGCAAGACTCGCTGCTCAAGGCTCAGATGCAGATCATCTTGGCCGAAGCGCAGGGCGAGAGCTGGTTGCAACGCAACTGGCGGCCGCTGCTGATGATCGTGATCGTTGCTGTGATTGCGAACAACTATTTGCTGGCCCCTTACCTTGGCGCGATCTTCGGCGTGGGGCTGCAGCTAGATCTTCCAGAGCGGCTATGGGACTTGATGACTATCGGTGTCGGCGGTTACGTCACCGGTCGCACGGTGGAGAAGGGCATTAGCTCATGGCAGCAAGGCAAGGCGCAGTCAGGCCTCTACCGTGAAGCTGACACTAAGTAAGCGTATTGAAGCGTGGCTACGGCTGCGCTGGGTTATCGCCGTGTTTCTGCTGTCTGGGTACTGGCACTACAAGCACCGCAAACACTTCGTGAGGAAGTCGAGATGAGTAAAGAAACAGGCATTAACGGGCCAACAATCACGGTTGACCATATCAATAGCGTGATCGTAGACGAGCAGTACCACGTATTCGCAGGCACCACCCTGACCGTATGTGTCCTAACACTGCGTAATGGTTTCACGGTGACCGGGGAAAGCGCGTGTGTGGATCCTGCCAACTTCGATGCTGAGAAGGGGCGCCATTACGCTCGGGAGCAAGCGTTCGGGAAAATCTGGATGCTTGAAGGCTATCTGCTCCGAGACCAGCTTCACCAGTCCGCGGCTACTGCGCCTGTTCCCATTGAGGGCAAGCCTGGCTTCATGACATATCAAGGCAAGCCAACCACCCGGGATGCATACTGCGTGCAGCCAGGCGATGTCATTGAGAGTGCAGGCGAGGCCACTTATCGCACCGTGATCGAAGGCAAGGCGGTGGAGTTCAAGGCTTACGAGCAGGTAAATGTGGGTGATTACATCGTCTATCTCACTGACAGCGATATCTACCATTGCCGAGCCGATGTGTTCCACGAGCGAAATATTGTTTAACACTCTCGCTGTGAAGCGACACGCCACGCTGTGAAGCGTTGCACTGGTCGCGCTGTGAAGCGCCACCACCCGGCCATGCCGTGAGGCACCGCCAACCCCGCCGCACGTCGTGAGACGTCCGGCATCTTTTGATACGCTGTTCCCATAACACTAACTAGAGTGAGGGGAGCAGAATGCACACCAGCAGGGTCGATCATTACCTATCCATTAGTACCGCGAACATTCTTAGAAGTAGTGGGCTTGAGCTATCCAGGCCAACCCCAGAGCTTCAGGAGTTGGTGGATACGGATGCTTGGAAGGAGATATTTGGCCTTGGCCCTAAGAGACGTGATGAGCTAAGCCATGCACTCACCTCAGCTCGACAGCGGACTCATAAAAGCATTGAGGCCGCAATTGAGCTTCTGGAAGAGCATGGCTATACCGTGAATCCGCCTTAAGAGTATGTCCTATATGATTGGCGAGTTGTAATCACTGGAGCGTCTGGCGACGCTCCAGTGTTCATTCATTGATGTGTGCTTTCTGTAAGATATTTAACCGCCTTTTTTACCATTATTTCCTTGTGAAAGTTTTTTAGTGATACCATAAATGGGAAAAGTATTATTGAGTAAAATAATGTAGCTATGAAAACTTTTGTTAGATCGATGTCATTGAAGGTGTAGCTCATCATAGCAGGTGTTAAAAAGTAAAAATTCAATGCGAAAAATGAAAATGCCAGAAATAAGAATATAGCATTGATTTTAAAAGATTTTTTTTCAATAAAATTTACCGGTTCCTTTTTTTTAAATAAGCTGTTGAACCCACTTATTTCAACTTTGTGTGGTGCAATTCTATAAAATTCTAGTATTTTTGGGGAGTTGGCTTTTTTAAGTGCTAATAGCAGGCATTGTGCATTCGCTTCAAAACCGGTTAAGTCGTAAAAGTTATGCATGATTACGCCGAATTTTTTGCTTGATATATCTATGTCTTCTTCGCTTGCATATAGATCGATGATTCTGTTTTTGATTTCTTGATCTATTTTTTTTTGATTATGCTGAAGGTTTTTATTTGCAACATAATAGGCCATTGCTACACCTAGAAGCGGTAAAATACTTTTAAGTAAATCGTTCATCATATCCCTTGCTAGTTGAATAAGTTAGATGTGGCCTCTATTAGGCATCCGAATTATACATTTTTTTTGATCATGGAGGCGCTGCCAGCAATGGCGGCGTTTTTTTATGGCGAAAAGACACGATTGGGAGCTGATCGAGCGGGAATATCGCACTGGTCGTTTTTCGCTGGCCCAGCTAGAGGCACGGCACAACGTGAACCGCTCGAATATCAGCCGCCGTGCCAAGAAGTACGGCTGGAAGAAGGATCTCAGCGGGCGCGTGCGTGAGCGCACCCAGGAGAAAATAGCCCGCGTATCGCTGCCGCCAGAAGCCCAAGAGGCGCTGGACGAGCAAGACGACGCCATCATCGAGTTTGCGGCGAATGAGAACGCCGCCGTAGTGAAAGGGCACCGCAGCACACTAGAGCGCTGGCGAGGCATTACAAACCGCTACGCCGAGATCCTGGAAGAGCAGGTTGAGAAAGGCACCATCGTTGTAGATGTGCCCACTGGCGGTACCGTTGAAGTAGATGTGCCGCTGGATTATGTCGGCAAGTGTCTAGGCTTCGGCACCCAAGCGCTTGAGCGCGTGGTCAAGTTGGAGCGCCAAAATTACGGCCTCGACTTGAAAGAGAGCGACGACGACAAGGCACCAGAAGCTGAGCTCACCGACGATGAGCTAGAGGCGCGCATCGCCAAACTTCAGCAGCAGGTGGGCGGTGAGCAATGATAACCGCGCTGCCCGCTTGGCGCTGCTGGCGGCGCTGGAAGAAAAGGCGAGGCGCAAACGCTACAACCTGATACGCGAGCTATTCCCCGATGAAGGCCCGTATCAGCGTGAGCTGTACGGCAAGCACTTAGAGTTTTTCCGGGCAGGCAAGTATCACAAAGAGCGCCTGTTCATGGCCGGTAACCGCGTAGGCAAGACGATTGCCGGTGGTGGCGAGATGACCTACCACCTCACTGGCGAGTACCCGCACTGGTGGGAGGGACGCACGTTCGATAAGCCAATCACTGCACTGGCTGCAGGCGATACCAGCCAAACCACCCGCGACATTATCCAGAGCAAGCTACTCGGCGGCCTTTGGAATACCGACGAGTTCGGCAGCGGCCTGATACCACGCGACAAGCTAGGCAAGCCGACGCCTGCCCGGGGCGTTGCCAACCTATACGAAGAGATCAATGTCAGCCACGCCAGCGGCGGTACCAGCCGATTGATGCTCCGCAGCTATGACCAGGGCCGACGAATATTCCAGGGCACCGAGCAGGACGTGGTCTGGCTCGATGAGGAAGTACCCAAGGACGTATACGACGAGGCGCTGATCCGCACGATGACCACACGCGGCATTGTGATGATGACCTTTACGCCCCTGTCTGGCCTCACGGAGCTGGTGGTGTCGTTTCTCGAATCCAAACACGAGCAGGAGCCGGTATGACCGACCCCATCCAATGCGAATATCTCGCCGCGAGCGTCAGCACCAAGTACCAGGAGCGCACCACGGCTGCAGCCAAGCGCATTGCCGACCTAGTGAAAGAGCGCGGCATTGAAGGCGGCATGCTGTCAATAAAAGTGGCGCGCATGGTAGACCCGCACGCTAGCACTGGCGATGTGCTGACCATTGCAGGCGCACAGTTCATGGTAGGTCTGCGTTGAGCCGCTATGTCGTACAAGCGGGCTGGAAAGATGCTCCGCACCTCAAGCAAGAGGATATCGACGATATGGCCAAGGGCATTAGCCCTCACCAGCTCGAAGCGCGCATGAACGGTATTCCGACCCTAGGAAGTGGCGCCATATTCCCGGTACCAGAAGAAGACATTATCTGTGATCCATTCCAAATCCCCGGCTGGTGGGCGCGTGCTTATGGCCTCGACGTTGGCTGGAAAAAGACCGCTGCCGTGTGGGGCGCGCTCGACCGAGATACCGACATTCTCTACCTGACCAGCGAGCATTACCGGGGGCAGGCCGAGCCGACCGTTCACGCGAAAGCCATCAAAATGCGCGGCAGCTGGATGCCGGGAATCATCGACTACGCAGGCACGAACCAGAGCGACGGCAAGCGCGTGATGACGCTGTACGAAAACGAAGGCCTGAACCTTATCCGTGCTGACAAGAGCGTGGAGGCTGGGCTGCTGGAAGTGCTGGACCGGTTAAGCACTGGACGCCTGAAAGTGTTCAGCACGCTGCAGCACTGGCTAGGCGAGTACCGGCTGTACCGCCGCGATGAGAAAGGCCGCGTGGTGAAACAGAACGACCACCTCATGGACGCCACCCGCTACCTAGTGATGAAGCTCCACCACGCCACCACGCGCCCCGTTCAAAATATCGGCGCAGGCAGCGCCCCCGGCGACTACACGACAGGGTACTAGCATGCGAAACCCCGCGACTGCCGAGATGGCAGACGAGCAAGACACAGCGCCCGTTGAGCTAGACGCCGACGAGCGCGAGGCATTACGCCAGCAGCAGGAAGAAGAACTGAACATGCTGGGCACCAAGCTTCACCGCTTGGCCCATGAGCAGGTGGCCGCTAAAGAGCAGATCGAAACCCGCTGGCTGGAAGATTTGCGCCAGTACAACGGCAAGTACACCGAAGATCAGCTTGCCAGGATGCGCCAGAAGGGCGGCAGCCAGGTGTTCGTCAATATCACGCGCAACAAGACGCGGGCGGCGATTGCGCGGCTCAGCGATATGTTGCTGCCCAACGACGACACCAATTTCGGCATTAAGCCCACGCCCGTACCGGCGATGAGCAAGCAGCAGGGCGTGATGCAGGCCGATATTCAGCAGCCGGGGATGATGCCGCAAGGCATGCCGCCAGAGATGAAAGGCCAGCCCGGCATGATGTCAGAGCAGGGCATGCAGCCAGAGCAGCCCGACCCGCAGGCGATTGCCGACGAAGCGGCACGGCAAATGCAGCAGCAGATCGAGGACGACTTCGCGGAGAGCCGCTACAACGCCCATACCCGCGACGTGATCGAGGACGCCTGCATCCTGGGCACTGGCATTCTGAAAGGCCCGGCTATCGTGAACCGCACTCGCCGCGCTTGGACGACCGACCCGGCCACTGGCCAGAGCGTGATGGAGATTCAAGAGGAGTTCCGGCCAGCGGTCGAGCGTGTAGACCCCTGGGACTTCTTCCCCGATATGTCAGCGGCCAAGATGAGCGAGGCCGAGTTCGTGTTTGAGCGCAAGCTGCTCAACCGCAAGCAGCTGCGCGACCTAGCCGACCTGCCTGGCGTAATGCTGCCCCAGCTGCGCCGAGCGCTGGAAGATAAAGACGGCCACCATATTTCCCACGACCGCCGCGACGAGATGCGCGCCATTACCGGCGTGGATACCGTGGTGAGCGATGCCCGCTACGAGCTATGGGAGTATTGGGGGCCGCTGGATAAGGAAGAATTAGAAGCGTGTGGTTGCGACGTAGACGATGACCCGTTAGTGGAATACACCGGCTGCGTGCTGATGGTGGGCAACCACGTTATCAAAGCCGCTCTGAACCCGCTGGAAACCGACGACCTGCCTTATTCGGTATTCAACTGGGAGGAGGATAGCTCCACCATTTTTGGCTTTGGTGTGCCGTACCTGATGCGACAGCCGCAAAAGGTCGTCAACGCCGCGTGGCGCATGATGATGGACAACGCCGGGCTGTCCGCAGGCCCGCAGATCGTAGTCAATAAGCGGGCCGTCACGCCCAAGGATGGCGATTGGACGATTCGCAGTAACAAGGTGTGGGAATACACCGGCGATGCGCCCATCGATCAAGCGTTCCTGTCAGTGCAAATCCAGAACAACCAGGCCGATATGGCAGCCATCTTCAACATGGCGCAAGAGCTGGCCGACACCGAAACCAACTTGCCGGTGTTGCTGCAGGGCGAGGGCATGAGCGGCGGCCCCGGTGCCAGAACGGCGACCGGCATGCAGATGCTGATGAACAACTCCAACATCGTGCTGCGCAGCGCCGTGAAGAACTTCGATGACGGTATCAGCGTGCCGACCGTTCGCCGCTTCTACGACTACCACATGATGTACACCGACCGCGCCGAGATAAAAGGCGACTTCGATGTGGTGGCGAAGGGTACGTCTGTACTGATTGCCCGCGAGGAGCAGCAAGAGAAGTTGATGATGCTCAGCCAAGTAGCGGCCAATAACCCCATCTTTGCTGAGCTGACCAACTGGCAGGGGCTCTACAAAGAGATCCTGCGCACGCTGCAGGTGCCGGTGGATACCGTAACCTACACCGACGAGGAAGTGGAGCAGCGGCAGCAGAACCAGGGGCAGGAAGGCCCGCCGCCCGAGCTGCAGATCAAGATGCAGGAGCTACAGCTTAAACAGCAGGAAATACAGTTAAAGTCCCAGCAACAGCAGTTTGATCAGCAGTACAAGGCTGCGCAGCTTCAAAGCGACCAAGAGATTGCCCGCCAAGAGATGGCCATTAAGTACAACATGACTATGGCGCAGCTGGAGGCCAAGTTAGGCCTAGACAGCCAGAGGCTTGAGATGGAAATGCAGAAAACGGCTGCGCAACTACAGAACCAGCGTGACGTGAAAGCCGCCGAGCTTACCGAGCGGCAGAACGACCGCATGGCGCGCCGTGACAACATGGCTCAAGGGTACGATTCCTATGGATAACCTCGACCGCCACTCAGGCACTTGGCAATCCGTGACTAAGTGGCTGCAGGATCGCCGCCAGCAGTGCGTTGAGTCGCTGATTAACGGCAGCCCCAACGACGACAAGCTGCGCGGGGAGATTCGCGTCATTGATGACCTGATCGCTAACGCGGACGACACGCCCGCGCGAGAGCCGCTACCAGATACCGATTACTAACCTGCCGCTGCGCGGGTTTTTTATTGCCTGCACGCAGGCCAACCGCGTCGTGAGACGCCACAGCCGTTCGGGAGAACCGCTACATGAGCACCGAGAACCAGCCGCTTGATAAGCCGCAGGATACTCAAGACGACTTCGACAGCGCGTTTGACGAGTATGCCGGAAAGACCACGGCACCCGATGAGCGCGACGAGTACCACCGCGACCAGGAGCCAGAGCAAGAGCCGGACCCAGAGGGCGAGGAAGAAGAAGCCGCCCAGCCTGAGCCGGACATTAACGAACGCCTAAGCGCGCTCGAGCAGGAAAACCAGAAGCTCAAGCACTCTGAGGCCAGTCAGCGCGGCCGCCTGGGCGCGTACCAACGACAGATCAACGAGCTGCAGCAGCAACTACAGCAACGCCAGCAGCACACCCAGCACGCCGATGGCCGGGAGAAGTCCGACGACGAGCGCCGCGACGAAGCTGCCCAAGAGATGGGCAGCGACGATTGGGACGCTTTTAAGGAGGACTTTCCCGACATGGCCCGCGCCTTCGAAGCTCGTCTGAAAGCAGACCAGCAGCGGCAGGCGCAGTTAGAACAGCAGCTCCAGCAGCTGCAATCCGCAGTGCAGCCCATCCAGCAACAGGCGCATGAACAGCAGCTTCAATCGGAATACGCCCGCCTCGAAAGCCGGCACAGCGATTGGCGTGACGTGGTCAATGCCCCTGAGTTTCAGTCATGGCTGCAAAACCAGAACCCGGCTATCCAGCAGCTTGCGGGAAGCGAAAGCGCCGATGACGCATCCGCGCTCCTCGATTTCTACAAGGGCAACATGCCGGGCGATAACAGCCGTGCCACTCAGCACGACAAACGGCAGAGCCGACTAGCGAACGCCCAGACCGTGAGCCGCCGAGGGGCCGCTCAACAACGGGGCACGCCAGACGACTTCGATGCCGCCTTTGAACACTACGCCGCCAAAAAAGCGCGGCAACGCTAATCCTTCTTACCGTGAGGTAACACGCAATGGCTACTACTACCTATGGCTCTATCTCGCAGCGTACCGCTGCCTGGGCTGCCGCTGAAATGCTGGCTCACGCCGAGCCTATCTTGGTGCTGTCCAAATTCGGCCAGTCCAAGCCGATGCCCAAGAACAAAGCCGATACGGTGAAGTTCCGCCGCCCGGTGCCGTTCAACATCCCTAATACCCCGCTGGCCGAAGGCGTCACCCCGACTGCGCAACAAATGCAGTACGAGGACGTGGAAGTACAGCTCAAGCAGTGGGGCGCTTGGGTTGAAATCACCGATGTGGTCAACGACTTGGCCGAAGACCCGGTGCTGTCTGACGCTTCCATGCTGTGCGGCGAACAAGCAGCGGAAACCGTCGAGGTGCAGACCTGGGGCGCCATTCGCGCAGGCACCAACGTGTTCTATGCCAACGGCGCAGCCCGCTCAGCGGTGAACACCAAGATTAGCCTGGCTAAGCAGCGCGCTATCACTCGCGCACTGAAAGCCCAGCGCGCCAAGAAAGTCACCAGCATGGTGGGCAGCTCTCCCAACTACTCCACCGAGCCGGTTGATGCCGCGTTTGTCGCGTTCGCACATACCGACCTCGAAGCGGATATTCGAGACATGGTCGGCTTCGTGCCCACTGAGAAATACGGCAGTATGAAGGCGCTACCGTATGAGATCGGCAAGGTGGAGGATGTGCGCTACGTACTTTCCCCGGTGCTGGACAAGTTCGCCGACGCGGGCGGCACTGCAGGCAGCATGGTGTCTACCACTGGCACCAACGCAGACGTATACCCCGTAGTGTACATCGCCAAGGAGTCCTACGGACTGGTGCCGCTGAAAGGCAAGAACGCGGTCACGCCGAAGGTGCTGAACCCAGATACCCCGCGTGGCGGCGACCCGCTTGGCCAGCGCGGCTCCGTAGGCTGGAAAACCTACTTTGTGGCCAAAGTGCTTAACGAAGCATGGCTTGCCCGCCTGGAGGTCGCTGCTTCCGAGCTGGCGTAACCCCTAACCACCCCTCAAGCCCCGGCATCCGCTGGGGCTTTTTATTTCTGCTTACCGTGAGGTAACCGCAATGTCAGAAGTCAACGTCAACACCATGGACCGCGCCACGCTGGAGCAAACCGCTAACGACCTGGGCGTTAAGTTTGCACACAACGCCAGCGACGACACGCTGCGTAACAAGCTGCGTGAAGCACTAGGCGAGCCGCCAGCGCCAGAGCTGAATACGGCGCCAAGCACCGCTGAAAGCACCAAAGAAAAGCGCTTTGAGATCATCATTCAAACCGATGGCAAGGATAAGCAGCCGGTGCCCGTGGGTGTGAACGGCAAGATGTGGGCCATTCAGCGCGGCAAAAACGTCATCGTGCCTGAATCCGTGGTCGAGGTGCTGAAAAACGCCAACCGCTACGAGTACGACCCCAAGGATATGAGCCGCACCGAAGTCTTGGCCTACCCCTTCCAGATCGTGCGCGAAGTGGAGTAAGCCATGACGTTCCTGGAATTGTGCCAACGGCTACGCCAAGAAGTTGGCGCAGCCGGGAATGGCCCTGCGAACGTGGCCGGTCAGTCTGGGGAATACGCACGCCTGATCGGCTGGGTGAAAACCGCTTGGCGGGAAATCCAGTTAGAACGCCGCTGGCGGTTTGATTGGTCGCTCGGCCAAGTGGAGCTGACCACCGAGGATATCCAATACCCACTACCAGATGATTTTGACGCCTGGGTAGTGGATACCCTGCGTTTCGGCAGCCAAGTGATTCGCGTATTGCCGTGGGAAGAACTGCGCTATGCCGCTAACGACCACCTCACATGCGCGGCGATTGCGCCGGACGGCGTGCTTCACCTTAACGCCGCGCCTACCAACTCAGGTACGCTGCTGTTTGAATACTGGCGCACCCCGCAGGAATTGGAGAACAACAACGATGTGCCGCGTATGCCGTCACGCTATCACATGGCGATTGTTTACCGCGCGATGCTGCAATACGGGCTTTATGAGAATGCCCCCGAAGTCGTGCAGCAGGCGGGCAACAACTATCGGGAGGTGATGATGCGCGCAGCTGCCACCGAACTACCCCCAATTAGCACAGGGGAGGCGCTAGCATGAGTAGCAGCGCTTACACCCCTTTGGGCGGCGGCATTGACCTTGTTACACCGCCCGCACAGCTCGCCCCCGGCGCCTGCTTATCCGCCGTCAACTACGACTGCCCAGTAACAGGCGGCTATCGTCGCATTGAGGGCTATACGCAGATTGGCCCGGAAGTGCCGGGCACTGGCCCGATGCTGGGTGTGGTGTCGTTTGGCAGCTACGAGCTAGCGGTGCGGCAGCAGGTGGATATTCCCGCCGAGGAGGAAGGCGGCGACCCTGCCGAATGGGCAGCGCTGTTCGTGCGTGAAGGCGAAGACGCAAGCGAAACCTGGCGCTTTGTGTCAGAGGCCAATCTGGGTCGCCACGAATGGACGGAAGGCAACGTATTAGGCACCGAAGGCGGGCGGCGCTTATATGGCGTGGGTGGCGGCAAGCCGTTCACGTTGGCCCTGCCTGCTGCCGAGGCTGCAGATTACGCCTCTATCACGGCGCTGGTCACTGCGATGGAAAGCCACTTTGCCGATGGCGTGACCTTTACCAACGCTACGGACGTGCTCACCCTCAAAGATCCGAAAGGGCGCGACATCACCGGCGCTACGGTGCTAGGCCGTGACGGCACGGCTTTGCTATCGCCTGCTGACGTCACAGGGGATGGCACCACCACTACGGAAATGGCAATCGATCTAGCGAGCATCGAACCCAACGACATTGAGCGTGTGACGTTCAGCGTAGGCAGTCTCCCGCAGATGAGTATGATTGTCCCGGACAAGACGCTGATCCATACCGAGCTGACCGATGCCCCAAATGGCGCGGTGTTCATCAAGCTATTCAAGAACCACCTGTTTTTAGGTTTCACCGAGGGCAGCATTCAACATTCCGAGCTGGGCAAGCCTGCCGAGTGGGATGCCTCTACCGGCGGCGCGGGCGAAATAGCAGTGGGCCAAACGCTCACCGGCCTAGTGCTGGGCCGTGGTGGCGTATTGCATGTGCTTTGCCGCGACACCATTCAAACCCTGTATGGCTCAAGCTCGGCCGATTGGCGCCTAGAGGTCACTGTTCCCAATAGTGGCGCACGCCCTTACAGCGGGCAAAGCCTAATGCAGCCTTACTTTATCGCCGAGCGCGGCATCGGCAGTTTGGAGGCAACCAACGCTTATGGTGACTTCCGGCCCATGCAGCCAGGTTATCAGGTCGAACCCATCTTTTTGCAGGAGCGACTGTTCACCCGCGTCAAAGCCTCGGCGATCAGCAAACAGCGGGCACAGTATCGAGTGTGGTTCGATAACGGCACCGGCGTGTATATGAGCCCGACCGGCATTACGACCGTGCGTTTTCCCGCGCAGGTCGAAGTGACGCACAGCGGTGAGCGTGACACCGGTGCCGAGGTGCTGCTATTCGGGGATGACAAAGGTAACGTCTACCGCCTGGATAACAACGCCACCAGCTTTAATGGCGCGCCCATCGAAGCCTTCCTAACGCTGGCCTATAACACGCTCAAAAGCCCATCGGTACGGAAGCGATTCCGCCGCGTGTTTTGGGACGTGCGCTCCGGCTCTAACGCCAATATTTCTATCCTCACCGACTTCGACTACGGCCGTGTTGAAACCGCAACACCGCGCAGAGAGTTCATTCAGTTCCTGCTCGGTGGCGGGTTGTGGGATGTCGCCAACTGGAACCAGTTTAGCTGGTCGTCACCCTCACTAGGCCAAGAGCCGATGAACGTCAGCGGCACTGGCACCGCCATCAACTTCGCCATCTACTCCAACTCTGACAGTGAGCCCCACGAAATCTTGGGCTACGACATTCACTTTGAACAGCGGAGGCGCCGCCGTGGCTGATGACCGTTATTACTCTAACACCGACGAGGCTCAACGCTTTCAGCCAGGCACCACAGCGGAAGCGGGGCAGGTTGATCAGAAGTTTGATGAAGTGACGGCAGGCTTTCAGGAAGTCGCGCAGGACACCGACCGAAGCCTGAAGCTGCCCGCCGTCACCGGCACAAGCCAGGAGCTTAACGCCACACCACTGCAGCGCCGCCGAATGGTTGTTGGCTTTGATGCGGACGGCAACTTAACGCTACTGCAAGGCTTTGGCTGGCGGGGTGATTGGGCGACGGCGACTGAATATTTCGTCAACGATGTATTCCGCGACCCGGTTACCAAAAACCTTTACGTCACCGTTACCCGCCATACCAGCGCCGCCGCACTAAGCACCGACATTACCGCAGAGCGTGTTGAGCTAGCGATTAGCGTAGAGGAGATCGAGGCCGCCAAGACAGCCGCACAAACGGCAGCCTCTACCGCCACCGCCAAGGCAGGAGAGGCGGCAAGCTCTGCATCTACAGCTGCTGCCAAGGCAAGCGAAGCAAGTGCGTCGGCAGGCACTGCCACCACCAAAGCAGGCGAGGCCAGCAGTTCCGCAGCCGCCGCAGCCGAGATTTACGACAATTTTGATGACCGCTACCTGGGCGCTAAAACCTCAGACCCCGACACTGATAACGATGGTGATCCACTCTTAGTCGGCGCGCTTTATTTCAACTCTACTAGCAGCTCTATGCGCCAGTGGAGCGGCAGCGCCTGGGGTGATAGCTATGCCACGGTGGACCTTGAGGGCGATGCTAGCGGCGCGATTAACATGGCGGGCAACGCCCTGAATATCCGATGGAGCACAAAAACTGCTGCTTATGCGGCGATCAAAGGTGACCGACTGTTGGCGAATACGAGCGCAGGGGCCTTTACGATAACGCTACCTTCCACTCCCTCGTCCGGCGACGAAGTGTGGTTTGCCGACCCTGGCGCTAACTGGGCGACGAACAACCTAACAGTGGATGGAAATGGCAATAACATCGACGGCGCAGCGACTTTTTCCGCTGATCTAAATGAAGGTTATTTCGCGGCGATTTATAACGGCGCGGCATGGGTGATTAAATTTGCAGGGGGTGTGTAATGGGCGCATTAAGTGATTTTGTTCGTAATCCTGCCTTCGAGTCTGCACTGCTTTATGCTGTTGATGAAAAGCCGGATGGATCTAGTGGCGGCGCATCTAATAACGACTCTTACCGCACCAGGGATTTAAATACCATACTGGTAAACGATATAGAAGGCGCGTCTCTTGCCTCCAATCGGGTATTGCTACCTCCTGGTAGCTACTATATTGAAGCGTCGGCTCCTGCCTCATATTCAGATAGTCACCATTTGGCGTTATTTAACTATACAGGCTCTACCTATGAGTGTTTTGGCACATCTGAATATACAGATAGCGGAGCCGGGCTCGACCAGACGAGATCCTTCTTATTTTGCAAGGTTACAATTCAAGCGGCTACTGAATTTGAGTTTCGCCATTACACTCAGAGTTCACGAACATTAACTGGGTTAGGCGTTGGGAGAACGCAAGGCAGCCCCGAAATATATCTGCAAGCAAAAATCTGGAAGGTGGCATAATGACTTATGTGCTTATAGAAGGCGGTGTCGTAAGGCAGAAGCAGCCATACCCGCAAGATGGCTTCATCAAAGCGCCCGATCATATCGTGTGCGGCATGTTTTACGATCACAAGACAGGCGGATTCACCACCCCGCCCAAGTACACCACGCTTGAAGAAGCCAGAGCCGACAAACAGCGCGAGATCAACGCCGCTTATTCCTCCGAACTTGATGCCATCCTTTCCGACTACCCGGAAGCTGAGACCAAGACATGGGACAAGCAAGAGAGTGAGGCGCGGGCGTATCAAGACGATAGCACCGCCTCGACCCCGCTGATTGATGCTATCGCCACCGCCCGCAGCATGGATAAGGCCGAGCTAGTGCAGCGGGTGATTGCTAAAGCGGATGCCTGGATTGCGTTAAGTGGGGCAGCGACGGGTAAGCGGCAGGCGTTGGAAGATGCGATTGCTAGCACTGAAAGCTTGGAGGCGCTCGACGCTATTAGCTGGTAACGCTAACACTCTGCACCACACGCCGCGAAAGCGGTTTTTTTATGCCCGCACAAAACACCTATACTATGACAGAGCACTATCCAGCAAGCCGGGAGGCTTCCTATGGCATTCGATGAACAGTCCTACTACATCAATAAAGCTGCTCAACTCAATAAGACTGGAGAGAGGGGTAAGAACGATTGGACAGTGGTTGATGTAAAAAACGCCTTTAATGACGCAGGGCTTTCGGCTCAAGAGCATTATCAGCGCTATGGAAAAAGTGAGGGCATTAAGGCGACTAGCTCTACATCGCGACCTCAAGCAGTAACTCCTACGTTCGATAATGATACATACCTAAAAAATAAAACGTCTCAGCTCAACCAGACTGTGCAGGGAGGTCGGAGTAACTGGACAGTAGCAGACACGAAAAAGGCAATTGCTGATGCTGGTATGAGTTTGCAAGAACACTACAACCGATATGGTGCCGCTGAAGGGGTTCTGCCTTTTGCAGAAGCCCAGATTCAAACCAGAGGGCTATTAGCTCCTCAGACTAACGTCAGCGTAAACCAGACATCCCAAGGTCAGTTGCATAAAATGTTGGCAAGTGACTCCCCGCTGATGCAACAAGCAGCCACAATGGGCAATCAGCGCGCTAATGCTAGAGGATTGCTTAATAGCAGCATGGCAAGCCAAGCCGCACAGGGTGCGATGATTTCGGCAGCCACTCCTTTCGCACAGCAAGACGCCCAGACTTACTTTCAGAACAGTCAGGCTAATGCAGATCGCCAGCAGCAGGAATACATGGCGAACCTCAACTACCAGAACCAGCGGGGCTTGAACGAACAGCAATATGGCTTTCAGCGTGGCTTGAATGAGCAAGGCTATCAGTTCGACATGGGCCGAATGCAAGCGGACTACGGCTTCTCCAGTCAGTTATCAACCCAAGAGGCCAGTCAAACCCTTAACCAGCTTTATGCCACCAGCACGGCGAATGGCTGGGGCGTGATGGCCAATAACCTGACCGACATTGTGGGACAGTATTCCGCACAGCTAGAGCGCATCCAGGTAAACCCCGACATTGAGGAAGAGGATAAAGTGACGCTTATCGAGCAAGTGCTAGCGATGCGCGACACCGACATCGAGTTCCAGAAGTCCCTTTATGACAACCTTCGCACTTCTTATCTCGATAAGACCGGCGTTTTCCCCAACCGCTAAGGTGATTTATGAACTTACTAGATGGCCTGGACACCGCGCTCAACAGTGACGCGGTGAGCGCCGCTGTGGACGTGGCGGGCAAGTCCAACTTTATGGACAACATCGACCATTCTGCCAGCGCTAGTTGGTGGGATACCGGCATTAAATACGCGACTGATGCCTTTGGGTGGATGGAAGACAACCCAACCACCACCAATCTGCTGGCAGGCGTGGTCGGTGGCGTGGGCCAGTACCTAATGAGCAAGGAGCAGCTTGCCCAGCAGGAGCGCTTTGCACGCGAGCAATGGGAGCGTGAGCGCGCCGCTCGACGCATCAAGCCCGGCAGCATGGACGGCTACGGCTCGCACGTCGCCACGGCAAAAGGCGGCCTACTCACCAATGGGCTGATTATTGGCCAGGAGGATTAAATGGGTTACGGCGGCGTAGGCGAACAAGGCGGCGGCTTTGGCGGCGAGGCTGATACCGGCGGTGTAGCCGAAGGCAGCAGCGGTAACAGCAGCTCCGGTGGCGGTCGTGGTGGCAACCTTGGCTCCGAAATGGGTACCGTTGGCCCAGGTCAGGGCTACGGTTCTGGTCATTCAAGTACAGATGGCAATGCGGGCGGTGGAGGTCGCGGCTCAGGTACGAGCAACAACGGCTATGGAGACACGTTCGGGGATAGCTTAGATGCCCGGAGCGCTGCACCCGAAGCTAAGGCAGGCAGCTCGATGACCGGCACGGCCGCCATGGTCAGTATGGATGATGCCGCCAAGGAGGCGAAAGCCGTGTTTGGCGGCTGGGCCACGCAAGCGGATACCCAGCTAGGGCCGGAAAACGTGGGCTATGGTAACGCTGCTTATGGGGGCAATGGCGCGATTGCCAATGCTTCTCAAGCGGCTGCTATGACCCGCGACCAGCACACGCAGTCGCTAGAAATGGCGGGCATTCCCGAATCACACCACGCTGCCGCACGCCCAAGCGCACTGGCGAAAGGACTCAGTTTCGCTGCCACGGTCGCCAACCCGGTGGCTGGATTGTTAGGCACCGCCCTCAGCACTCACAGTGCCGCAAAAAACGCACAGACCAGTATTGGCGCTATCAACGATGCGTTTGGTACCAGCCTCGATAGCTCCTACGGCACAGCGCTTGGCCAGCAAGCGGTAGGCACCGCAGCAGGTACGTTAGGCGGCAAGGTCGGTGGGAATTTTGGTGCCAAAGCGGGCATGAGCGTCGCTGGCGTACCGGGGGCTGTTTTAGGAGGCCTGCTAGGGGCGGCGACGCTAGGCAACACCGCACGCGGCCTAGCCATGGGCCCCAACACCAACACCGAAGGCCCACAAGGCCCAGCAGCCGGTGCCGATGGCGACAGTGGTTTATCGAACGCACCCAGCAGCGCCGTGGCGTCTGCGTCTTCCACACCTAAAAGCGGTTACGTCAGCATCGATAATTACGCGATGGACAGCGACCGCAACCCCTTTGACCGTTACAGCGACTACGCCGCGCAATTCTTTGGCACCGCCTAGGAGGCAACATGGTAGGACTACTACAGCAGGGCATGCAGCCCGCACCGCAGCAAGGCCCTCAAGGCCAGCCGCCGCAACAGCCGCCCCAGGGCGGGCAGCCAGTGCAAGAGGGCAACGACCCCCGCGTAAACGCCACACCCGAAGAGGCGGGCCCGCAGTTTGAAGCGCTGCTGGAGGGTATGCTTGGCTATCTGTACGGCGACGGTATGCAGCAGGCAACGCAAATGCTCCAGCAGGGCGACGACATTACCCGCCGCATGGGGCAGGTGATTGGCACCGTGATGGTGACCACCTACAACATGATCGCCCAGGACGGTAAGACCGTGCCGCCGAATGTGATGGTGCGCGCCGGTATCGAGCTATCCAAAGCCGTGGGCGAAATGGCGATGGAGGTTGGACGCTTGCAACCCGGTGAAGATGAGGCCATTGAAGCCGCGTTTATGCTGGGCTTGGGGCTGTTCGGCAAAACCGCTGAAGGGCTAGAAGATGCCCAGCGGCAGCGCTACAGCGAAATGGTGACCGCGATTCAGGACGGCAAGCGCGAGACCATGCAGGGGCAGCAGCCTCCACAACAGCAGTCACAAGGCCAGCCGACTCAACAGCCCATGATGGAGGGCGCATAACATGGCACTAGGACTCATCGGCGCGGCATTGTCTGGAGGGGCAGAAGCCGCGCAAGATAACGCCCGCACCCGCATCAAGCAGATGCACGACGAGGCGATTCTGCGTATGCGCCAAAACTTCGCCAAAAGTGAGCGCATCGCTGGGCAGGAATTCACCACCAATGAGCGCGTGGCAGGGCAAGGCTTCACCTCAGAACAAAACGAGCTGAATAGAGGGCACGACTTAACGTTGACCCAAATGCGCGAGCAAGGGGCAAACAGTCGCACAGGAGCGCAGATTGCCGCCGGAGACCGTCGCGCTCAGATGGGATTGTTGCAACAAGGCATGAGCGCAGAGGGCAACCCTGTTTGGTTTAACCCGGTATCTGGCGAGCGATACGATGCTCCAGAAGGCGTGACTCTTAGCAGCCCAGACCTAACAGGTCGTCAAAAAGCTCAGCTCGATATGCTTGAAAATCAGGCCAAACCGCTGCGCGAAAAAATGGCTGAAGGGATGCCACTAACACCAGAGGAAAAAACCACGCTAGGCCAATTGGAAGCGCAGGCGCAATCACTGATTGGTGGCGGCCAGCAAGGCATGACACCCTTCCAGCAACTTATGCAGGGGGAGGGAGGTAGTCAGCCAGAAGCCAAGGCTACCAATCCTGACACCATCCCCGGCCAAGTGCGCCAACAACAGGAGGAGCGCCGCAATACTCAAGAAGCTAATGAGGCGCGCCGCCAAGCCAGCCAAGCGCGTGACTCTGCTGATGCCGTGCTACAGCGTATTGAGCGAGAAGCGGCGGGCGGCGCCACGCGCGGCGGCTTGCTAGCTCAGGTCAATCAGGCCGCAGGGCGCGGCGAAGTAAGCCAAGAAGCCATTGCTGAAGCGCAGCAGGTGGTCCAGCAGATTCTTGCACTTGACCAAAACCCCAGCATCTCAGTCGATGAAAAGCGCTGGCTATCCGAGCGCCTAATTCGCTTGCAAGAAGCCGGTGTACCGCTCAATCTTGACCAGTAACCCGTAGCCCATTGCTGGCTGTACCACGCCAGCGATGACGTTACGCCTACCAGCCTTGTCGGGAGACAACGCCTCATGGCCCTGTTAGACGAAATCCGTCAGAAAAACCCCTCGCTCAGCAATCGCTCTGATGAAGAGCTAAAAGCCGTTATCCGGCAATCCCCCGAGTTCAAATACTTTAACGACGACGAGTTCGACGCCTTCGTTAGCGGCGACGATGCCCAGGCGAGCCAGCAAGAGGGCAGCCCCGGCTTTATGGCGGGCGTCTCCGCTGGCGTTGACCAACTGCAAGCCATGGGTGGCGGCCTAGTGATGGCCGCTGGCGAGGCGCTGGAAAGCCCCGGCATGCTAGAGGCTGGTCGCGATATCTACAGCCGCAACATGGAGCAGGCCGCAGAAAACGACCTCGGCTATGGCTTTACCGATATTCGCAGCGTGGGCGATGCCTGGAATTGGGCGCGCTATACCGCAGGTAACCAGCTCCCGATGTTGGCCGCATCCATTGCAGGCGGTGGCGTAGGCGGTGTTACCGCTGGGCTAACAGCTCGCACGCTAGCAGGCGCTACCGCCAAGGAGGGCGCTAAGCGTGCAGGGCAGGCGCTGGGCGCTATCGGCGCATCCACCGGCATGGAAACCGGCGCCCTCATGGGCGAAACCGAAGACCTGGACGTGTCGTTAGCCCATGGCGTACTGGCAGGCTCACTCGATGCAGTGACGCCGCTGCGCCTGCTGCGCTCCGCCGGTAAGAGCGATATTGCCGATCAAGCGGCCAGCGAGATCAGCGACCGCGTATTGGCCGACCTGCAACGCGAAGCCGCGCGCACCGCTCGCGGCGCGGCCGGGCGCGGTTCGCTCACCAATTTAATGGCGGAAGCCAGCACCGAAGGCCTACAGGGGCTAATCAATCAGCACGCCAACTACTGGGTAGAGAACAACGGCGAAACCCTACTAGCCAACTTGGGTGACGTGGACCTTAAAGCGCTCGTAGACGAAGCTGCCGCAGGTGGCTTAATGGGTGGCGTTGTCGGCGCGCCTGCTGGCGTACTGGAGCGTAACCAAGCACGCACCCAGGTAGACCGTGTTACCCAAGCCCGCGAACAAACCGCCGCCCAAGGGGGTGACGCCCTCGACCAAGCGACGGCAGGGCTGGGCGCCGAGCAGCAAGCGCAGGGTGAGCAACAAGCCGCCGAGCAATCCCCTGAAGTGCGCGCCCAAAGGCAACAGCAGGCGAGCGAAGTAGGGCTGCGTATTCAGCGCGGCCTGCAAGATGCTGACGACTTGCAAGCACTGGCACGCGGCGCAAGCTTTGAGGGCTCAACTCGCCTGCGCAATATGGATAGCATTATCAAGCGAGCAGAGGCGGCGCTAGAAGCAGGCGAGATTGAGCGAGCGGGTCGCATCATGGAACGCGCCGAGAACATCGCCAACGATCTTCGCAGCGCTCTACGCACCGCAGGCACCCGCGAGCGCCCAATGGAAGGCGAGTTAGCCGACCCAGAGCAGCCGCAGCCGGTGGTAGGCTTGCTCGGTGGCGGCATGGGCCGATTACCACCCGGCACCGGTGACAGCATTCGCGGCGAATCCCCGCAGCAATTTGAAGCCCGCCAGCGCACCCAGCAGGAGCAGGCCGACACGCTCAACCGCCGTAGCCTGGGGCGCGATGACGTGATTTATGGTCAGGGCCCAATCGCAGGCAATGCCAACACCGGCATGGACCAGCCGTTTGGGCGCGCCCAATTCACCGATACTGGTGCCCGCGAATCAGTAGAAGGCCGACGCCCACAGCAGCAGGAGAGCGCCGAGCGTGTTGCTCAGCTTGCCCGTACCCGTGGCCGTGGCCAAACCACCTACCTACCCGATAACACCCCAATCCGAACCCGCTTCCGTGTGGTAGAGGCCTCAGAGCTGACCGCCTCTAACTCCCCCGATGGCCGCGTGAACCAGCGCTACCCGCAGGAGCTACAGCCCCGCGACCGCACCAATGCTAACAGCCAGGTACAAGTGCGCAACATTGCCGCCCGCCTGAACCCGGAGCGATTAGGCAGCAGCAACGACGCCGGAACCGGTGCGCCGATTATCGGCAGTGACGGCGTGGTGGAGTCCGGCAACGGTCGCACCATGGCGATCACCACCGCCTATGGCCAGAACAGCCCGCAGGCAGAGCGCTACCGGGAGTTTGTGCGTTCCGAAGCTCAGCGCCAGGGCATCGACCCCAGCGCCGTGGATAAAATGCAGCAGCCGGTATTGGTGCGCGAGCGCGTGACCAACGTAGACCGTGCCGACTTCGCCCGCCGTGCCAATGAAAGCACCGTCGCGGGCATGACCGCCTACGAACAAGCACAGGCCGATGCCGATAGCCTGACCGCTGATGACCTTCAGGCGTGGGCACCGGACGAAAGCGGCGACCCGCTGGCCGCGACTAACCGAGGCTTTCAGCGCGGCTTTGTGCAGCGCCTGGGCAACAACGAGGCCAGTCGCTACACCACGCGGGACGGCCAAGCCACGCCCGAGCTCGGCCAACGCATGCAGCGCGCCGTCTTTGCTGCCGCGTACCAAGACCCCGACATGGTGGAAATGGTCACCGAGCAGGCCGAGAATATGCGCAACCTTGCTGCCGGACTGCAAACCGCCGCCGCTGACTTGGCGGTAGCGCGTGAAACCGGCAGCCGTGACGCGCTGGATGCCATCGGGACGATTAACGACGCTGTGCGACTAGTGCGCCGATCCCGCCAAGACGGCATTAGCGTGCGCGAGCTGACCCGCCAAACCGACGCCTTTAGCGATCCGGTACCGGAAACCACCGCGCTACTCGCCATTGCCATTAACAACAACATGCGCAGCCGACAGGCAATGACCACCGCCTTTGGCTATATTGGACGGGCAGTGCGCAGCCGCGCAGAAGGCGAGGCCAACGGCGCGCTATTCGGTGACGACACCACCAACCAGGATATTTTCGATGCAGGCTTCCAAGGGCAAAATCAAGATCAGCGTACCCAACAACGATCACCTGAAAGGGATGTTCAGCCAGGCGCTGACGGACGCGAACCAGGAACTGAAGGGCAAGGACAGGCTGAACCTACCCAGCGGCCTCAAGCAGAGCAACCCGCCCAAGAAGTAGACGACGAGCCGCTACTTAGCACCTACACCGAGCAGGAGCTAGCCGAGCGTGAGCAGGCCCAGCAGCAGGCTGAAGAAGCCGAAGCCAGCCAGCAGCGTGATCGGGCACAGCGCGCCCAGGCAGACCAGGAAACCGACGACTTCAACCTAACCGGCAGCAATCGCTCCGCCGACGTGGCTGCTGCCCAGGGCCAGCAGGATCTAACCGACTCCCCGCCAGAAACCAACCAGGTGGAAAACACGGAGGCAACCGATAGCGCTCCTCAAGCCGAGCGCATCGAGGACTTCGGCGAGAAGATTGCAGGCGCTCGGAAAGATCAGGTCAACCAAGTGCTGTCTGGCCTAAACAGTGAAGTGACCGATGCCACAACGCTGAGTGAAGCATTCCCTGCGCCTAACTACACCAAGCTGATCGAGGAGGGCGTTGACCCGCGAGCCGCCGCTTTTGTTGCGGTTATGCGCGCTCAGATTCCTGCAAAACCACGAAAAGCCTATCGTCTTCAGCAGTGGATGAAAGGCCTCACGATGGCTCAGGACGTTGCCCGCCGAGTGCTGGACGGTTCTCTTTCTATCGATGACATGATGGGCCGTGTTCGCTCTCGGGAGTACAAGCAGCTGGAGGGCGCGCTGCGCACTGCTGAGCTCATCGCTCCGTTGAAGCCTAGCTTGTTCGCTAAGGCAGCTAAATGGAGTGTCAACGCACGCGCAGGCTACTCCATGTTTAACGGCGAGAAGGTGAGCCCCAACACCACGTTCTATCGTCTGAAAGATGAGCGTGGGCGTGATACCGGCGTTTGGGCCACCGACTTCGACGAGATGCGGGACAAGGCGGCGAACGTGATTTCCCGCGCTATCGAAGGCGACAACGCTAAGCCTAAAAGCAAGCTGACGCCGGTAAGCGTTTACCGTGACCGCAGCACAGGCGAGCGCTTTATTGCTTTCAAAGCAGGGAGCCGAGTCATTCGTCTGCAAGGTGGCTTTGATTCGCCTTCGGCGGCGGCAGACTACGTTGCCGAGAACCGTGATGCCATTCAGCAGCAGATCGACGCCATGCGGGCAGGGCCGCGTATGCGCCGCGATACCAACGCACCCCGCGAAGGCGCGGAACTGCGCGAAGGTGATGTAACGCCCGATGACTTCCAGGAAGCCTTTGGGTTTCGTGGTGTGCAGTTCGGTAACTACGTCGAAGGTAAGCGCCGCCAAGCTGATCTTAACCGCGCCTATGATGCGCTGATGGATCTATCTTCCATGTTGGGCGTGCCTCCCAAAGCTATGTCGCTGGACGGCACTCTGGGGCTAGCCTTTGGCGCTCGTGGTAAAGGTGGGCGCAACGCCTTCGCAGCCCATTACGAACCCGGCCAAGTTGTCATCAACCTGACTAAAACCGAAGGCGCAGGCAGCTTGGCACATGAGTGGTTCCACGCGCTGGATAATTTCATTCCACATGGCCAGGGCACGGATGCCATGCAGACTGAGCTTACCACCGATGGCCCTGCCCGTGCCGAGCTAGCCGAGCGCTGGCGAGAAATGCGGCAAGCCCTCAAAGATAGCGGCTTTGAAAAGCGCTCCCGCGAGTTTGATGCCCCGCGCTCAAAGGCGTACTTCGGCACACCGGTTGAAATGGCAGCCCGTGCGTTTGAGCGTTACACCCGGGACAAGCTGGAAGCGCAAGGTATACGCAACGACTACCTGGTCAATATTTCCAGTGACCCCGAAGGCCCTTATCCCAACGATCAGGAAATTAAGAGCATCGGCCCCGCCTTTGATCGGCTAATGGGCACCCTTGAACACCGAGAAACAGCCCGAGGCGTTCAGCTGTACTCACTTAACCCAGGTAGTGAGGAATTGCGTCCAGCGCCGCGCGCCCAGGATATTCGCGACGCACTGGCCAGCGCTCCTGAGCTAGCTGACGTGACCGTAATTCAGTCTGCTAGCGAGCTGCCACCGCAATCGCTTCTTGTGATGGCTCTACAGGGTGTGAATCCAGGCGACGTGCGTGGCCTGTTTGTGGGTGATCAGCTCTATGTGATTGCGGATAACGTCGATGACGTACAAGAGGGCGTGCGTACCGCCGTTCACGAAGCCGTAGGGCATCAAGGCATGCGCGCCGTTCTGGGCGAAGACCTCGACCGTGTGATGCTCAACCTCTACCGCAACCTACCGAACAGCAAGGAAGGCCGCGACGCATTGCGCGAGGTGCGCCGCGACTACCCGTTCCTCGATCCGGAGAACCGCAAAGACCGTATCACCATTGCCGAGGAAATGGTGGCCCACCTGCTGGAGAAAGGCCATCGACCCAAGGCTTGGCAGCGCGCCGTGGCGAAAATCCGCGAACTGCTGCGCCGCTTATTCCCCTCTGTGGCATGGACGTATACCGACGCCTTGGCGCTAGGCGAGCGTAGTCGGGAGTATTTGCGCAAGCGGCAGGCAGAGAGTCGCGGCGACACAGACCAGCTTTATGCAATCCGAGCTAAGCGCCGCGTTGCTTTTGAGCAAGCTTTTGAAGACTTTGCAGACAAAGACCGTCGTGCTGCATCTAAGATTGGCGAGCCCACTATCTCGCGCAGCGCTATGCAATGGTGGCGAGAGAAGACCGACCGCTGGCAGCTCAAGATTCGTCAAGGGCTAGTAGATAAAGTGGCGGCACTACAGGAGCATGATGAGCGTCTTTATGGAAAGGATATCAAGGAGAACATTACACAGCGCGCCTGGGTGCTAGCCCGTACATCTGGCGCAGCTAATGGCGTGACCGAGGTACTGCTTAAGGATAGTCGCATTGAATGGAACGCCAAGGAGCAAGTTTTCCAGCCAAAAGATGATGACAGCATGGGGCTGGGCGCTGTCCTGGGGCAGCTTGGCGATGGAGCAGAGATTCGACGCTTTCTAGGGTGGATCGCTGGTAATCGTGCCGACAAGCTGCGCGCAGAAGGCAGGGAAAACCTATTTGACGATAGTGATATCGATGCCATGAAAGACTGGGATCGCGGCAATCTTGAGGATGGGCGAGCCCGCAAAGAGGTTTATGGTCAAGTTTTTAAGGAATTCCAAGTCTATCGCGACGATGTGCTTGCCGCTGGCGAAGCGCTGGGCGTCATTAGCTCAGAGCAGCGCGAAGCGTGGCGCGACGAGTTTTATGTACCTTTCTACAGACTGAGCGAAGAAAAAGGCTTTGAGGCCGGGCAGTTGGCGACAAGCGGCCTATCCCGCCAACAGGCAGTGAAAAAGCTCAAGGGCGGAACTGGCAACCTGAATGATCTGCTCGAAAATACGATGTTGAACTTTCACCACATCATCGACGCAGGTCTTAAAAATAATGCTGCCCGGCAGGCTATCGACAATGCTCAACAGCTTGGCGCCGCTCGCAAGGTGCCCGAAAGCGCTAAGGGCATTGAGCACCGCACTTTTATCATGCGGGACGGCAATAAAGAGTTTTATGAGATTGATGACCCGCTGGTCTACAACGCCCTTGCAGCACTATCCCACAACGGCATGAACAGCTCGCTAATGAAGATGCTGCGCGGCTTCAAGCGCGTGTTTACCAACACTGTCACAGTGACTCCCCAATACATCATCGCCAACTTAATACGCGATACGGCGCAAGCGCCGGCCACCAGTGATATCAGCAAGAACGTGCTTGGCAATATATTGGTGGGCAACAAGACATTGCGCGACCGCAAGATGAAAGCGCGCATGCTGGCGTCAGGGGCCAACTTCAGTTTTGGTCACTTATACGGTAGCGGCGCTGCGGACGAACTGCGTGCTGGCATGACACGCAATCTAAGGGATGCGGGCGCTACAGGTGCTGCCGGTAGCAGTATTCCCCTCGGCATTGGGAATGCCGCCTCCATCATGCGAATGGGCTGGGCGAAATGGAACGACTTTAACAATCACGCGGAAAACATAAACCGAGCAGCCATCTATTCGAAAAACGCCACCGAAGGCAATGAGCTGCGCGCTGCTTTTGAGGCACGCGACCTAATGGATTTCTCGTCGCATGGTGCATGGGGAGCAACCCGCGTGCTTATCGATATTATCCCCTTCTTAAACGCCAGGATTCAGGGTTTAGATAAAATCTATCGCTCCGGCGTGAAACCGGGTGGCAGCGTGATCATTGACGCTTTGCGCGGAAAAACCCCTGACGCCTCAGACAAACAGATTGCAGGGCGCTTTTGGGCCGTTACAGGCGCTGTATCACTGGCTATGCTTGCCCTCTATTTAGAAAACTACGACGAAGAGTGGTTTAAAGAATTAGAAGAATGGGAAAAAGATACCTACACCCATTTCAATGTTGGGCAGCACGTCATCCGCATTCCTAACCCTTTTGAGGTTGGCGCGATCGGCACGATGATGGTGCGTACCGCTGAGCAGTTCGTCAATGACGAAGCGACAGGCGAACTGTTTGCCCAACGCATGTGGCATATGCTGACTCAGACATTTGCCGTTGGCATGCCCCAAGCCATGCAGCCAGCGCTAGACGTGTATGCCAACAAAGACAGCTTCACCAACCGGCCTATTGAAAACATGGGCATGCAGAACCTATCTCCCGAGCTGCGTAAGCGCTATAACACCACGGCGGTGGCTACCGGTATCAGCAATCTACTTAACAGCACCGTAGGCGCTATCGGCAATCCAGAAACCAATCCTTTGGCGCTTTCTCCCGTGCAGGTGGATCACTTGATTGGTGGATATCTTGGGCAAGTGGGTTCGCTAGGTGCAGGTATGGCAGACACCATTTGGCGAACAGCTAACGGACACGAAGCGCCTGACCGCAAGTGGTACGAATTCAACCCGGTTCGTCGTTTTTACAGCAACCTTGGTGACACCGATGCGTATACTCGCTACGGAAGTATCTTCTATGAAGGGCTTACCGAAACGCGCAGAGCTTACTCGGACGTTAACGAGCTTCGCGAATTAGGCCACTGGGAAGAAGCAAGAGAGCGATTTGAAGAAAACCGCAACACGCTTGCTTTGCGCACAGGGCTTAACCGCGCACAGCGTCAGCTATCGACGTTTAATAAACAAATCGACATGATCCGGCGCTCTGATGTTGGCGGCGAGCTTAAACGACAACGCATTGATAGGATACAAGAGAAAAAACGCATTCTGCAGCGCACATGGGGAGAGCGCATCTTGCAAGCTAGAACTACTTAGCGCCCATGCCAATCAATAGGATAACCAGGAACAGCAAGACCGGCACATTAACCAGGATGGCAATGATAACAATGAAGGCAGGGATGCCTGCATAACTCACAATCAGCCAGCCTTTGGCGTTTTGCCAATGGGCTGGCACTACTGTCATCACCATAAGGCCGAATAAGGGCAGGGCAATCAGCACGGGGCCGATATCGTCGAGAGTCAGGCTCATGAGTCCGGCCTTATAAAAAGTTCATTGATGGTAGTGGGCAAGTTCAGCGCCGTGATCAAGCTCAAAGCCATGACTGGCACGAAACGCAATGACTGCAGATTCAGCCTCATTTATGTCATTAAAGACGCCGAGGTGATGAGTCTTGCCAGAGACAGTGCATCGAGCGCGCCACTTCCCCAGCCTCCCGTGCCAATCAACTCCTGTCACTCCGCTTTTGTTGGTAAATCTTTTCGATCTATTCAGGCAGTTTTTAGCGTTATTTGATGCACGTATATTCTGCCAACGGTTATCAGTTCCATCTCTATTTTCATGGTCTATCTGAGCTGGCAATGGCTCATCGCTCATCCACATCCAGGCAAGCGCATGCTCTAGGCGTGTTTTTCTAAACAAGGCGATATGACGCCTCTTAAACCCCGTCCTGGGGCTTGTCCAAACACAGCCGGCGCGCTTATTTGCGTGCTTGGCATTCCATGCCATACATGAATGCTCGCTTTTGAACCAGCGCCTATCGCGCGCACGCCACGTGAATATTCCGGTTTCCGGATCGTAGTGCAAAAGCTCGCGGACAATTTCGGAGGTTATATCCATTGCGCGCCACCTTGGAGAGGAACGCTTATAGCGTAGTGCTTGGCAAGGTGAAGTGCGAGGGCCTGGTTTTATTGCGGCGGATCTATACCAAGTCGCTCCCAAAACTCTGCATTTGTTTCGGGCTTTGCTCTTAACACATTTCCGTGCTGATCAATTAATCTAGACACTGTATCACTTCTTCTATTGCTTAATATCTGGGCGGCAAGCTCGTTAATACTGTTTTCCACAGCTATTGCAAAATGAGGGTTGAGGGATCGGCCAAATGCAATATTCTGCTTTCGAAAATAGCTAATCTCACCTATGAGCTGGGTCTCTCCTAGGTAGCGTCTGGCAATGTCGCTAATACCCACCTCAATAAACCCAATGCAGTTTCCAGATGACCTGTCTCCAAACGCCTCTATGTAGATCGCTGCTGATTGCGGATAACTAGTCGCCAAGGGCTCCAAGTAAACACTTATGCCACTTTGCTCTAGCGTTAACCTTGATTTTTGTAGGATTGCATCAGCATTTGTCCAGCATCCATCAGTAACGCCATCATTAATGGTAATAGATGCGCTGTGCACTAGGCCTAAAGATTCCTCGCTAAAAATATAATTCAAATCATCTTGAGAAATTGCATGAGAGGCAAAGGAAATACCTGCTATAGCAGCTAAGGAAGAGAGCAGTTTCATATTTTCACCGGCTGAGTTGTCAGTTTTAAATTAATCCGTTAATAATGACATGCTATAGCTTAATACGTACTTGATTAAGCAATCTTTCTGCCTCCTCTCTATGTCGTTTTGTCTCCTCCTGCATCTCCCGCACCTCGCGCAGCGACTGCTGCAAACTATCTACTAGCGAGCTAGCTGTGTTCTGGTCGAGACGAGTATCAAAGCTTTCTTGCAGACGCGCCACTATCTCCGCGTTCATGGACCGGTGATTTTCTTCTGAGGCGCTCTTTAGCTTATCCCTAAGCTCAGGCGGCATTCGTAATTTGTACTGTGTGTGCGTGTCGTGTGTGCTCATTTTTCAGATAATGCACCTAATGGGTTCTTGACACAATGGAACCCAAAGGGTACGTTTATAGAACCCAATGGGTGCAAAGGAGATTGAGCACAGATGAAACAACGCGACCCCCAATTAAAAATCCGCCTAAAGCCTGAAACCAAAAGCTGGATAGAAGAAAAGGCGGAGCAGGAGGACAGGAGCCAGACATGGCTAATCAATCACTATTTACAGGAGGCAATGCGTCGTGAAGCCAAAAACCCAGCAGCTTAAAAACGAAGAAGCCCCCGGCGCTGCAACGCCAAGGGCTTCGGATTACCACCAACCAACTACGAAAGGTGACGCTATGAATACTAGCACACATCTCATCACAATCGAATCCGCCGAGATTGACGGGCAGCTCATTGAAACCGTCAATGCTCGTGAACTGCATTCATTCTTAGATGTGGGCGTGCGTTTTAATGACTGGATTTTTCGCCGCATCAATGAATACGGGTTCGTTGACGGCCAGGACTTTTACTCAGAATTGAGTAAAACCCCAAACGGCGGGCGTCCCAGCAAGGAGTACGCTATTTCTCTCGATATGGCCAAGGAGCTATCCATGGTCGAGCGAAACGAGAAGGGCAAGCAAGCGCGTCAGTATTTCATCGAGTGCGAGCGCAAAGCTAAGCAAGCACCGAGCGACCCTATGCAGGCTCTATCAGACCCCGCCACGATGCGCGGCTTATTACTGAGCTATAGCGAGAAGGTGCTTGAGCTTGAATCCCAGGTAACAGAGCAAGCCCCGAAGGTAGATGCCTATCAACGTCTATCCGATGCAGAAGGCTCGCTGTGCATCACTGATGCAGCCAAATACCTTCAGGTGAAGCGCAAAGACCTGATTAACTACCTGTACTCCAATGGGTGGATTTATCGCCGCGTAGGCAATAAAAATTGGCTTGGCTACGACACGAAGCGCAAGCAGCAACTGGTCACGCACAAAGCGACCACCTACACGCTGGATGATGGCACCGAAAAGCTTAGTGAGCAGGTACGCATCACCCCAAAGGGGTTGGCCAAACTAGCGCTGACCTTTCGGGAGGACGCCGCATGAACCGTTTATTTTATGCTAGCAGCATGGTTAGTAACGCGGCCAGCTTGCTTACTGCTCTTTCAGCCGATGTTGAAGATATGCACTACGGGGCCCTAATGGGCACCATCCAGCAGTTAGAGTTACTTCAGGAGGCTATCAATCTGAAAGCCACGGCGCTTACTGGCAGTGAGGCTCTTCAAATAGATGTAGTGTCTATGCTGGGAGAAGGCGGACTATCTGAAGACGTGGAGGCTCTGCTCGATGATTATGTTTCAGTTCGCCTCAGTAGTATTGAAGCGGCAGTGCTTAGCGTACAGTCGCGATATTTGGAATCAGACGACAAGCCGCTCGCCATGATCGGCCGCTCGATGTTTGAAGCGCGGCGCTGGATCAGCGCCGCGACGCATGCGGTAAATGCCGAGCTTGAGGCAAAGCTTTCCGTTCGCCTAGTAGCTTAAAATAACATCCAGCTCAAAAGCCGCCTACGGGCGGCTTTTTGACTATCGGCAAATAGATTCACAGGGTACGCCATCGCTATCACCATCGAGGCGACCGTTCCCACATTGATTCAGGTGGAACATTGCCTCTTCACATGACGACATAGCGCCGCAATTCTTTCGAGTCGAACAGCTAAAGTCAGCGCTACTTGAGCGCTGAGGTATAGCGGGCGCAGGCCTAACTGGCTCAGGCTCTGCAGCCTGCTGAATAGCGACCTCGCCCACATAGGGATTAGCATTGCCCTGAACAGCAGCGATTCGGCGGTTTCGTTCTAGCTCCCAATCATCGACCGGGTCTTGGTTAGCCCAGGCCGTAAATAGCTGCTGTTGCTGTCGGCTAATCTCAATGCCGTAGGTGTCCCGCATGTACCAGTAGGTGCGCGCTATGTCGCCACGCCTATGGGGTGGTGGCTGAAAGGTGCGCTCTTCAAATGAGACAGCGACATCACAAGCACCATATTCGTGAACAGGTGTATTGACCATTCCGAAACGCATGTTGGACCGGTCGCCGTTGACCTCACCAATCGCCGGTACCAAATTATGCAAGTCTGCCTCTGCACGCCTGAATACCTCATCTGTTTGGCGGCAGTTGTCCCGGCCATCATCTATCCAGCATTGGCGTTGCCGGCCAAAATCGTAGGCTGGCATCACATGCTCCCACTCGATGCGGCTTGCCCGTTGTGGCTGCTTTCTAATCTCGTAACCGCAGGCGTCCAGATTGGGGCCAGCCCCAAAGTCGAACTGGCAACCGCAGTAAAAAGACGTGTCCTGATCGTGGTAAATCTGCTCTTCAGCGATGCGCTTTGCCGCATTGAAAGAAGAAGGCACATCGGCGACTGATTGGCCAGGCAGCAGTAGGGCAACTAGAAGGGCACTAAAGTAGGAAAGCTGTTTCATTTGGGTCATCCCTGCAAGTGAGAGGGAAGACTAATAAAATTTCGCAATTGATGCGACCTGCTGATAAAAATTAAGTAGGCTTTTGACTAAAGTCAGCTTTGCTTGAGTAGGGACAGTGCTAATCTCTTTTGGCTGGCGATGGGCCAGCGTAAATGAGGAAGCGATAATGAAAAAGGTACTGGTAGCTCTAATGCTGGCTGGCATGTTGCTAGGTGCAGGAAACGTAACGGCTGCCACCGCTATTAGCAGCGGTGACGTAGTGGAGCATGGTGGCCGTACTGATGGCAGTGGTTGCCACCGGGATACGAAAGCAGGCACGCGTCACTGCCACTAAGCTCGACAATGCAACGCCATTAACGCCGCTTCCAGCATGTCGCACGCGTTGTATTTTGGTTAGCAGGGCAGGCTCAAGGTGGTAAGATAGGGGAACTGAAGAGGCATAGATTTAGGCGGGAACAGAGCTAAAACACACGAGTATAACCGCTTACCGTTATACTGCTGTATTCTAAGCTGCTGTTTTATAGAGGGAAATTGAGGCTGGTTTTCTGGTCTTGAAAACCGGCATAGGTTAATAGCCTATCCAGGGTTCGAATCCCTGTCCCTCCGCCAAGTATTACGAATAAGCCGCTGATTTCAGCGGCTTTTTTGCGTCTGTAGTTTAGCTAGCCCATACTCCAGCCCATACTTTGGATTTGGCTTTCACTGAATAGAAACAAATCTCACTGGACGCCCTCTCTTCGTAAGTCGTTTTTTGATACTCGCCTCCATGGCTCAATTCCCTCAAAAGCTTCAATGATGCACGCTCTTGAGGGGGAGGTGACAGCCCTTTCAGATACCGTCCTCTGAAGAGTTTTGAATGGTAGCCACTGGCTGGTAACGTGATATGGCGATCACCCGGCTTGAGCTTGGTCATCGGCTCGGCGGGGTTGTGTTTGCCTACCCCCAACGCTGGGCATATCGGAAGATGTGCTTGAGTAGAGCCAGCTCGTGGTTGGCTTGCGTTTTCGACTGGACGCCGCGAGTATCCGTATAACGATAAATGTCGTGCACCGTTATATCGCCTGGCTCATACTTGGCAAACACAGCACGCAGCCTTTTTGAGCTCCTGCAGATTGGAGCGTCGCGTTGCTTCAGCATGCTTGGCAGGAATGATCTATGCTTCATAGCGATCAAATATGCGGCCCGTACCTGCTTTGGGGAACAGCTGCTTTTGCCATTGCTTATAGGCGGTCTGGGCCTCCTTGGCCGATTCACCCTGGCGTATCCAGCTTTTGCCTACTAATGCCTTCTGACGGGCGTTGCATTTATAGCGCCATGCGCCGCTTTTCCAATACACCCGGGGAATGCCTGGGTTTCCTGCATAACGCGTGTAAGGCCTCAAAGTTGGGTCGCTTGGTTTCAGGTACCTGGCTGAGGTTTTTGCCGCACAGCACTTGCTCAACGTGCCGACGACCAACGATCAGTGCGCCGCTTGCGTTGATCTTCCAGCGCACCCCATGGCATCAAGTGAGGCACATTGCTCCTTGGTTCGCTTGCGGCCAATCAGGGTTTCTATCTCACCTGGCGTTAATAACAGGTCCATGATGGCGTCTCCCTTGGTGGACAGCGAGGCCCGAGCAGGGCCTGCGGGCACAAAAAAACCGCCAGTTGGCGGCCTACTAATCGGTGGGAAAAATTAACACGGCGCTCCTGGTGGAGCTGACGCAGAAACTATTCGGTCATGAATACGCTTGATGGTGTTCCACTCAATAGCCACCGATTGCTCGTATTCCCCGAGGCCATTACAAATTTCGCAATGCTCGTCCGGCTCATCTGTATCACAGTCAGGGCAAGTCAGCTTTATCGACTCAGAAAACGCGCCCATCAATGCATACTTGTGACCAGACTCTGCCGTTATCTTGGTGGGCACCAAGCTGTAACCTTCGGGGCATGCCGTATGCTCAGGTTCTTGGCTTGGACGACGATTCCAATTATCGGTAGCCCGTTTACTGCTCGCGGTAGTATCGCTACCTGCGCCGCATTTTAGGCATCTCACCCAGTATTCTGGAGCACCGGTAACTAGCTCGGCTTTCCCTCCACAGAGTGGGCATGGCTGTATTTCGCTCATAAACACCTCGCAATAAAAAACCGCTCATTGGCGGCGGTAGTCTTTGAATAATCGCGTCGATAATCGCCAGCGTGGCGTATCAGGAATAAGCCGCCGTTTGCGGACTATCTCTGCGATCCGCTTGGCGTGCGGGAGCTGGTCGAGCATCTTGGTACTCCGTGCAGCTGACGATAATGCGGTGCTTGCTTTTGCTCAGAAGGGGCATTGAAGAAAAGGGCAGGTGGCCACAATCAGCTATGGCGTGGCGGCAGGACATGCACATGGTGTCTTTCGGTTGGTAGGTCATGGTTGCACCTCTGGCTGTCGGAACAGTCGTGCTGTTGGGCAGCCACTGGTCAAGCGAAGAGCTCTGTCATGCTTAACGACGCAGCGAACCAAGTGGCGCAGGGAGTAACGACGGCATCGAGTATCCATCCATTCAGAGCCCGGATCATTCGCCACGTCTTTAAGTTGCTCCCGATAGATCTCTATGCCATAAGCAAGCTTGCCAGCTGACACTTGGTAATTAAGATATTTTCGCATCACAGTTCCCATCGGCTTGGCGGCGCAGCTTGGTTGCTCGCTGCTCAATTTTAAATACAGCGTCAAAGTCCAAGTTTCCGCCGTATTCTCCTTCTAAAAACTCTTCAAGTGCTTCTGCCTGCTTGAACGCATCGCGGTGGGCGAGGCTTGCGCCGTTTGGAGAGCGATCATAAAACGTGGGTGGGTTGCCGCCAGTCACTCGACTCAGTACCTGCTTGGCATCGTCGGCATAGGCTGGAGTACATTGGCCTGATTGTGCGAGCTGGTGCAAAACGTTCTGGCAGGGCACTAGCTCTTTGATTAAGGCGGCACGGTCAGCGGCTAAGGCGTCGCGTTCGCCCATGACCGCCTCAAGGTGTTCACAGACCCGGTTCAGTTCATCGTTGTCAGCGCGATCCTGGTCACTCGGCCAGATAAAGTTGGTCATTGGGTTAGCTCCAGAGTGGGTGCCTAAATAGGTGGCGATCATAGGTGTATGACTCCAATAAAAAAGCCGCTGTTTTCAGCGGCTCAAAAAATGATGTGAGGGGTTATGGTGTTTTTTGTGGGCCAGACAATAACGTAGCTTCAAAATTTCTGATTACTGTCCGAGCGATAAACCGAACAGTTGAGATTTGTACTGCTACATCTTTCAGGTCTGAAGCTCGAAACGACGTTCGCGGTCGGGTACGCTTTGCATCAGCATGAGCTATGGCATCACGGTATGGTTTCTCCAAGTGTTGGCGTACCTGCGTAAAGGACAGACCTACTTTGTCTGACCAAACCCATGTATTGGGCATTTTTTCTTCTACGATTTTTTTATCTGCACATTTATTAATTTTTCTCCAATGTTGCCGGGCACTCGTAATTCTTTCGTAGATGCGCCATAGTGTAAGGAATTGGTGAAAAGGATCACTTGTTGATAAAGCCTCCCAATATAGTGCCTTGGCTTCTTCCAGTTCTTCGTTTAAAGGCTCTTTAAGCAGAATGTTGAGGCTCTCAAATTCTACTTCTTTCGATGGCTTGGGGAATTTAAGCCGAATAACCCCTGAGGGTACACCTAGGATAAAAGAATGAGCAATTGCTAGTGGTACGTCAGCGATATAAGTCATCTCTCTTAAAGTTGATTGAACTGCTTCATAAGCTGTGTCATCAAAGGTATCTTCATCAGTACCTGGTGGGCCTTCCACTACAATTAATGCGAGTCGTCCTTCAGGATCAGGACACACATGTATCGTAAGCCCTTTAAAAACTGCACGTTGTCTTTTTTTTAATTTAATTGGTACTGGGCCGATCATTGATGTATCTGTCGGACAAGGAAAGAAAAAAAGATTAGGTCTTAGATAAAAGTGAGCAATCCAGCCTATGTCGTTTTTTTAGCATCAAGCGGGTCAACGCCTGGTGCAATTATTACTTCCGTTTGTGTTGAAGCTGGTTGCTCTCCACCAGCTAAACCCTCGGGGGTTGGTAGCTGATCCACCGGATAACGCCGCGGAGATAGATTAGTGCTCCACTGCGTGAGATATTTCTTGTAATCTTCTATGGCGTCTTGGGAAATAATTTTACCATCAGTATAGCCAAGAAGCCCTCCACGTATCAAAGCGCTACAGATAGCAGCAGGTGCGCCAATGGCCTCAGGGAGATCTTTAATATCGACTTTATTTGCCATAATTATTTCACTTTATGGATTAACTGGTTAGATTTAAATTTAGCTTTGATCCATTAACTGCGGATTTTATTACTTGATTGCTATTGAGGGATCATGGCTTTAAGTACTAATGGTAAACGAAAAAAGTGAAGTCTGTAAGATGGAATTCAACAGTAAATAGCTTTGCAGTCATGTTTTCGCGTTTCTGATGACTACTGGTTTAGAGCCTTTATCCGCACATGACATTTTGTGGAGTAGGGCCAATTCGTAGGCATATCTAAGCTGCACTGGCTTAGAGATATAAGGAACCCACGTGCCGCCCCGAGCCGGTGTGCAAACGGTCAGACGAGACGTGGATTTAGAGGCTAAAATGGAATCTCATCGTCAAAGTCATCGTATTGGGCTGGGTCAGGTGATCCATAAGGGCGCTGCCTCTGAGGCTGCTGGGTGCCATATCCCGTATTATTCGGTGGTGGTTGTCGGTGGCTAA